AATACAAATAAATTTAGCTCAGAAAGAACACCTTTATCTAATAAAGAGTACAGAAAACTATCTAAGCAAGAAAGATTTTTATATAACTTAAACAAATAAATTAACTTAAAAAAAACAAAATTATGGCGTTTACTACAACATCAAACTTCGCAGGAAAAGCAGCAGGATTCTACATCTCGGCAGCACTTAAAGAAGCGACAAGTTTAGACTACTTAACTACGATAGAAAATATCAAATTTAAGAGTAACATTCAACGTATGGCAGGTTCAGGAGTAGTTGCAGATGCTACTTGCGACTTTACTGATGCAGGTACTTTAGCACTTACTGAAAAAGTATTAGAACCTAAAAACTTACAAATCAACTTAGATCTTTGCAAGAAAACATTACTAGATTCTTGGGAAGCTCTACAAATGAGAGCAGGAGCAGGAGCACCACCACCTGCATCTTTTGATGACTATGTTATCTCTTATATGGGAGAAATTATAGCACAAGCAACTGAAGAAAGTATTTGGGAAGGAACTGCTGTGGCAGGGAAATTTAACGGATTCTTAGGAGCTGTAACAGGATTATTATTACCTGGTGTTGATGCTACTGTAAATCAAGATGCAGCATCAGCAGCTTATGATACTGCGAATATTATTGCTAACCTTCAGGGATTGACAACTGATATGGCAACAAATATTTCAGCAGTATTAAGAAAAGAGGACTTACATATTTATATGTCACCTAAGACTTACGCTTTATATATCTCAGCAGTATCTACATTAGGATATGTTAATGCTTACAATATGAACGGAGATTATGAACCTGTGTTTGAAGGTTACAAAATCGCAGTTTGCCCAGGTATGGCTGACAATCAATTAGTAGCTGCTGAAAAATCTAATATGTATTTTGGCACTGACTTGCTTTCAGATGCAACTAGAATAACTTTGATGGATATGGCTCAATTAGATGGCTCAGACAATATGAGATTAGTAGCTAGATATTCAGCAGGTGTTCAAACAGGAGTAGGAGCTGATATCGTAAGACAATCGTAATAAACTAAATTAATAGATGCAGGGGTATAAAAGCTCCTGCTTCTTTAACCTTTAAAACATAAAAAAATATGGCTTGTACAAATTTAACTAAAGGTAGAGGATTAGATTGTAATAGAGTTTCAGGAGGCGTAAAATTTATTTACTTCTCAGTTTATGATGAAATTGATAGTTTTGCTTATGATGCTGTTGATAAATCAACGATAGATACAATAGATTTTGGCGGAAATACTATTTATAGATATAGTTTACCAAGAGGTTCATCTTCAATATCAGACACTATAACAGGTTCTGTTGAAAACGGTACTATTTTCTATACACCTAGTGCTAATATAGTCCTGAACAGATTAACTCAACAAGATCAGGAAGAAATCAAATTATTAGGACAAACTCAGGTAAGAATATTCGCACAGCTTAACTCAACATTAGCAAACGGACACGATGTAATAGTTGCTATGGGTATGGCTAACGGAATGAGCTTAAATGCAGGTACTACTGAAAGCGGTGTAAATTTTGGGGATAGAAATGGTTACACTTTAACTTTTGATGGCTTAGAAGCAGTTCCTATGGCTTTCCTTGAGGATTATACAACTGATCCTTTTGACAATGCAGGGTTTACTGATAAAGGAGCAACATTCCCTACTGTTTCATAAACAACTTTTCAACCTTTATATATTTGAGAAAGGGTGCTTTAATTAGCACTCTTTTTCTTTTTAGTACAATAAAAACATACTTTTTCTATTATATTATATATGATACAAGGTTTTACTAAAACAAACTTAACAGCTTACATACAAGTTGAGGATAATAGCATAGGCACAGTACCTTCAGGGGGATCGGTTAAATATCTATTTAAGTTTACTAATGATATGACAGGAGAGGTGCAATATGCTTATCCTACTACTTCTACTGTAAATGAAAGATATGGTAGCTTTAACTTTACATACAATGTAACTCCTAATGTATATGTAGGTAGGATTAATCTACTACCATCAGGGTATTGGAAATACCAAGTATTTGAGGTTATTTGGCAAACTATTCCAACAGGCGGAGAAACACCTTATTATTCAAATAATATGCCACCAACAGAAGATTTTGTATTTAACCCTGCTGCAAATGATTTAGGAGTGGTTCAGGGAGAGGTAACAAAAGGTAAAATGTATATAGAAGAAAAAGTAGGAACAGAAGAAGTAACATATACTCAGAAAGCTAAAAGCGTTCAATCTTTAACTATTGAGTATGGTGGTTCAGGATATTCAACAGCTCCGACACTTACAATAAGTGCAGGGGGTATTACAACAGCAACAGCTACTTGCACAATAAATGGTAGTGGAGCAATAGATACAGTAACAATAACTAACGCAGGAAGTGGATATACAGAAAACCCTTCAGTTACAATTAGTGGCACTCCTACTGCTCCTGCCGTTATAACAGCAGAAATAAATCAATCAAATTATATTTACACAGGATAAAAATAAAAAATTATGGCAATAGAAAATGTACAACAACTCCTAACCGAGCAGTTAGGTAAAAACGGAAGCACCGAAATATTCACAACAGCAGCACAAACTAGTAAAGATTGGTATTGTGTTTACTTTCCTGTTGAGAGTGTAGTATCAGCAATAACAGTAGCAGATGCGACAGGAGAAGCTGCTTTACAAACCACTTTACCAGCAGGAACGACATTATTTATGAACGTAACTGCCATTACTTTGACTAGTGGTGTAGGAGTAGGTTATCACGAAGGAGTAACTACATAAGATATGTTAGTACAAAGACTAGGATTAAGCTTACCTGATATTAAGCACAGCCGATTTGCTCCTACGGATATAAGTGGACTATCTAATTGGTGGAAATTTCAAACCAAAATAATTGCTAATGAAGATGATTCAGGGGGTGCTTTATCTCCTGTTCATTCTACAACAGCAGGAACAATGGATATAGATGACAGGATAAACGCTTGGCAAGATATAGTTGGCTTGAATAGTGCTACTCAATCAGATTCAGATGATAAACCTAGATGGAATTATCACGGTTTAGCACCTGCAGGAACAAAACCTAATTGCTTCTTTGGAGGTAATCAATGGTTAAATATGGCTTCAGATATTTCTATTAACGCTAATCAAGATTTTAGTATTATGGCTCACGTTGTTTTTACAGATTTAAGCACTAGAGCTGTCTATGGTTCAGATTCTAATAATTTTTTTAGAATTAATAGTGCAGCAGGTTTTAGATGTAAAATAGGGGGAGCAGGTAATCAAAACTTTACAGAAGCTTCAGATGTTATATCTATAAACGCAGATTACTTTGTTACAATACAAAGAGCTAATGGATCAACAGGTAATTTGGCTTGTTATGTACATTCTGAAGGGGTTTATGAAGATAAGACTTGGGGAGTTACTACGAATACTGATCCTGATGCTTTTACTATTAACAATATAGGTGCAGGTGCAGATGATGCTAACGAATTTAAAGGTGTTATAAAAAATCTTTTATTCTATAAAGATACTGTATTAACCTCAACTCAAAGAAAGAAAAACTATGTGTATTTAAACTCACTACTATAATATGAAAGATAACATAATTTCAGTAAACTTAGAAACTTCAACAGCACCTATTATCCAAGAGGTAAGGGGTAGGGATTATATAGAATATGGTACTGATGATTGGAGGAACTTATACCCTCAGTTCTTAATTGACTTATACTACAATTCTTCAACTCACGCTAGTATAATCAACTCTACTGCTGAGATGATAGCAGGAGAAGATTTAATAGCAACTGATGAAGATGTAAACTTAGAAGCTTATGTAAAGCTTAAGAAATTTCTTCGTAATGCTAACTCTAAAGAAAGCTTACACCAAGTAATAAAGAAAGTAGCTTTTGATTTTAAGCTTCAGGGTGCTTATGCTTTACACATTATATGGAATAGAGAGAGAACTGAGATAGCTGAGGTTTATCACGTACCTGTTGAAAGAGTTAGAGCAGGGCGACCAACAGAATTAGGACAAGTAGATACTTACTATATTAGTGCAGATTGGAGTAACACAAGAACACATAAACCTTATCCAATAGCAGCTTTTAATACTAATGATAGAACAGCAGGTAGTCAGTTACTTTACACAGGTTCTTACAGTCCTAATATGGACATATATCATACTCCTGACTACTTAGCTGCTTGTAATTGGGCTTTAGTAGATCAAAGGGTTGCTGAGTTTCATCTAAACAACATAGAGAACGGATTTAGTGGCTCTTACTTCATATCCTTTGCTAACGGAGTACCAACTGCTGAAGAACGCAGACAAATAGAACAAAGCTTAGCTGATAAATTTACAGGAGCTAAAAACTCAGGAAAGTTTATATTGACATTCTCAGATGACAAAACTAGAACACCTGAAATTACACCAATAAGTGTATCTGATGCAGACAAGCAGTATCTTGCTCTACAAGAACTATTAGTACAGAACATCCTCACAGGGCATAGGGTGACTTCTAAGACACTTATGGGTATAGATAGTAGTAATGGCTTCTCAAGCAATACAGATGAGCTTATAAACGCTTCTAACTTCTACTTAAATACTGTTGTTAGACCATACCAATTAAATATCCTAGATACTTTACAGACAATATTCTCAGTAAATAATATGGATTTAGAGGTTGAGTTTGTACAATTAAAACCAATAACAGTTCAATTTGATTCTAAGACAATACGTGAGGTAATGACTGAAGATGAAATTAGAGAAGATATTGGATTAGCACCACTTGAAGATGATGAAGCTACTGTTGAGCAAGATGTAAAACTTTCTAAGGTAGGAATGATAGATGGACAACCTGTATTTAGCACGATAGAAGAAGCAGAAGAACACGCTAAGACAAAAGGGTGCGAGGGGTATCACGAACACGATTTAGAAGGTGAAACCGTTTATATGGCTTGTGAAGGACACTCAGAAGCAACTGAGTTGTCTAAATTTATAGCTGAATTTGGAGAGAATATTCCTGAAGATTGGGAAATGGTAGATGAAGAAGTGGTAGATGGAGAGCATCAAGATTTTAACTTTGAAAAAGAGTTAAACCAAGCAGCTAATGAAAAGCTAGAATTAGCTAGTACAGGAACAGCTAGACCAAATGCAAGAAGTAGTCAAGATGGTACTAACAAGTCAGACAATGATTTTTACAAAGTGAGATACGTTTATACAAAGGATAATTTCTTAAAACAAGAGGGATCAACTAGAGAGTTCTGTAAATTAATGTCCTCAGCTAATAAGATTTATAGAAAAGAAGATATTTTACAAATGACTAATAGAGCAGTTAATCCAGGTTGGGGTCCAAGAGGTGCGGCTACTTATTCTATATGGCTTTACAAAGGGGGTGGTAATTGCCATCACTTTTGGCTTAGACAAATCTACAAAACATCATTAAGAGGTGCTAAGGGTAATATATCTTCTAAGCAATTAATATCTTATACTAAAGCAAGAAGTGAAGGATTTACTGCTGAAAAGAATGATAATCTAGTAGCTAGACCACCAAAGAGAATGAAGAATAACGGATTTTTAGAACCAAGATAACTATGTCATACGTACTATTTATATCAGAACAAAAATTAAAAGAAAGCACAGCTATTAATCTTAATGTTGATGTTGATTTATTACTACCATTTGTAAAAGAAGCTCAGAAGCTTTATGTAGAAACAGCTTTAGGAACTAACTTAACTCAAAAGCTTAAAGATGAAATAACAGCAGGAACTTTGGCAGGTGCTTATAAAACACTAGTAGATGATTATGTAGCAGAAATGCTACCATCTTACAGTCTTTATCACGCTTTACCTTATTTAAGGCACAAGATAGAGAATGGTAATATCTATAACAAAACCTCAGAAACAGGAACAGCTTTATCTACTGCTGAAGCACAAAGCTTTAGAGAGGAGATTTTGAATACAGCTAGTTATTATAGAGAAAGACTTATAGACTACATAAGAAATAACATTAGTAGTTTCCCTGAATACTCTACAAACTCAGGAGCTGATGTATCTCCATCAACTGAGAACTATTACTCCAATATGAATTTAGATATGCCTAGTCCTAGTAATAAGCTAACGCTAAGGGATTTTCTAACTCCTGATTTAACATAATGAAGAAATATTATAAACCTAAAAAAACTAACGTAACAAAGCTGAAAACCTACTTGGAAAGTAAGCCAAAATCTAATAATAATGACAGATCTAAAAGACACAATACAAGTAGGAATAGCTAATGGTTCAGCTATTGGAGTATCTTTAGTAGAAGCTAACGAGATGCTTACATTTGTTTCACTTATACTAGCTATAAGTTTTACTATTTATAAATTCTTTTTATATGAAAAAAACAAAATTAAATAGCACCAATCCAAAATACCATAAGAAAGATGAAAAAGCTCCTAAAGTTCGTAATGAATTTGTTAAGGAGGTTAGGGGGTGTAAAATCTATAAAACCTACTATCTCTAAACCCAAACATATTAACCTCTTGATTCTAAGAGATACTTTTACTGATGACTCTACTATTGGAGAATTATTTTTAAATGGCGAGAGGTTCTGTGATACGTTAGAACTGCCTTATAGAGATAACCAAAGAAGTGTATCTTGTATTCCAATAGGGGAATACTCAGTTAGGTTAAGAAAAGCAAAAGAAAGTGCTAGTAGGAATTATACACACCTATTAGTTCAAGATGTAAAAAACCGTTCACACATATTATTTCACAGAGGTAATACTGCTAAAGATACAAAGGGCTGCATCCTAGTAGGACAGGGAAGCCAACAAAACATTGTTCATAATTCTACTTTAGCTATGGATTTACTGATAAAAGAAATACTAAATTTGGGTGGAGAGAATATAAATTTAATAATTAAAAATAAATAACTATGAAAAATTACATTATCTCACAGCTATTAACTTCAAAGAAAGTATGGCTAGGGATCAGCTCAATTTTAATTCCAATGATAGCTACTTG